ACTGTTTCTGTACCATCAAGTTGGTATCTTATCTCTGTTATAACATCAGACTTATCGCCCATTGTTATTTGTCTTTCCATGTCAACTATTGACCATGTATATGTTATTGCCATTATGCGTTCTCCAATGCTGTTATTCTTGCTTCTAATTCTAATATGGTTTTTGTGAGTAAAGGCACAATTTTACTTTGATCGATTCCTTGATAGACATTCTCTGTTTTAGTTTTTGTCCAAGTTTCACCCTCTTTCTTACTAGATTCTAAAACAAGTTCTTTTACTATGTTACCTTCTTCATCTGTAATTGTGCCTAAATCTTGTGTAGCATCTTTTTCGCCAGTAATTGCTTCAGGTACAATACTTGAAACTTCATGTGCTAAGAAACCATCTACTATTGTGTCTTTATCTGCTATAAAATTAAACCTACTTGGCTTTAGTTGTTTTAGTCTTGAGGTTGCATCCCAAGATGTTGTTACATTTTCTTTAAGTCTGTAATCTGATGATGTAGCATAAGTTGTTGCTGAACCATTTGTGGTAACACTTCCAACATTACCATTTGGGTTCAAAAAAAGTAAATGAGAAAAAGAAGTTCCAGTACTACTTGTACAAAACGTCAAACCATTTTTCCCAACATGACTAGTTTTGTTATTAATAGTCAATAATGAATTGTTTTCAGTTACCTGAGTTGCAATTTGAATTCTACCATCGCCTTTTACAATAAAAGATTTAAATGCAGTATCATGTTGTCCGACTAATAAAGGATTTGAATCTGCGTGTTTACTAAAAAACACAGCACCATGCTTTGAATCTTGGTTAGCTGTAGTACCAGCCATTACCTGAAATTCATCAGAGGAAAATCCAGAACTACTTTCTATTGCAGAATTAGCAACTAATCCACCACTAACTTTTGCCCCAGTTGCAGTCGTTTCAAACTTTTTAACATTGTTGTGAGAAATTTCTACTGCACCATCAGATATAGCTTTAATCATATCATCGCCATCAGTATTTTCAACTAAGAAATTAGCACCATTGGTTTGTACAATTAAATCCCCAGTTCCTAAATCTACTATATAGGAATTTGAACCATCATGATGTATTCTTAAATCTTGAGATGCACCTAACAGTAATTTTCCATCATCACCAAGTTGAATATCATGGTTGAATATTGCAGTTCCAGCATCTGACATATCAAGTGTAAGAGCAACTATACTACTACCACCATCATTTCCAGTAAACTTTATATCTTTATCACTAACACTAGATGATATTTGTATGTTTGATTCACCAAGTGAAATTGTTCCAATATTTGTTCCACCATCGGTTAACAGTATATCTCCACCATCTGCATCAAGAGTAATATCTCCAACAGCATCAATAGTAAAAGTATCTGTGGCTGTAAGTGTGTCACCATCAAGTGTCATTTCATCTACTACTACCCCAGCATTAGCAGTTACTACACCTGTAACAGAAAGAGTAGTTGCCATGTCAACAGCACCATCAATATCCACAACATCAAGGTTAGTTGTTCCATCTACGTCAATATTACCAGAAATATCTAACTCTGTTGCAATAATTTTATCATTAAATGTGGCTGCTCCTGCTGCACTACCATCTATTGTTAAATATGTTGTATCGGCACTTCCATCTGTACCCTTAAAAATAATATCAGAATCGTTGGCTGCTGCATCAATAGTTATATTACCACTACTTGTAGTTAACAAAATCGCAGCATCACCTATTGTTAAATTATCGGCTGCCAAAGCCGTAGCACCTGGAACAGCAGCAAAAGCAATATCAGTTCCATCAGATGTCAATACTTGTGCATTAGTGCCTGGCCCTATAACAGCAGGGTTTCCACTAGCATCACCTATAATAAACTTACCTCTAGCTATACCTGCCATTTTTGCTAAAGTTACTGCATTGTCTGAAATGTGATCTGTATCAATAGAACCATCAACGTATTGGTCGCTATCTATAGAATTATCAGCCATCTTAGCAACAGTAACCTGTGAATCTGCAATATGTTCTGTGTCTATACTTCCTGCTGCATAATGCTCGGAGTTAACAACATCATCAGCTATTTTAGCTGCTGTAATTGCATCGGCTGCTATTAAACCTGTAGTAATTTGTAAATTGGCTATATGAGCCGTGTCTATAGAACCATCAGTATAATGTTCAGAATTTATGGCATTATCGGCTATCTTTGCACTTGTAATTGCATCGGCTGCTATCATTGCCGTTTCTACAGAACCACTAGCTATTGTTATTGCACCACTTGAAGCAAGGGTAACATCTCCAGATATAGCAACTGGATTATAATTTGTACCATCTCCAACTAAAACATGACCTGCTGTATTTGTAGTCATAGTGATATCATCACCAGTTACAGTTAAGTCTCCACCAACTGTTAAATTACCTGCTACAGCTAATGTACTACTTGCCACAGTCGCATTAGGTGTATGGGTTAGATAACTTACAAACGATCCACTAATCTTACTGCCAAGTGCAAGTACACCACCATCGGCAATACTTAGTTTATGTTGGTCAGCATTATCATCGCCTTGATCTGATTTTAAAACAATACCTAATGCAGCACCTTCAACATTAGCAGATATTTCTAAACTATCATTTGTGGTTTCATCATACTGTATAGCTATGTCAGAATTTGTGCCTAAAAGTATTGTCTGATTATCAATAACAGATAAACCTACTGCAAAGGGTATTTTAGCTGTTGTAGTTTGTGTGCCATCTTTTGTTATAGCCGTAGATAAACCTGTCGCAATACCATCCATTTCGGCATCCATACGACTAGCTTGTATTCTTATTCCATTATCTCTGTCATCTGTAAAATCGTGTACACGACTAAAAACGCCTGAACTATTATAAGCCATACTATACTGGCCCTCCTGGTATAAATTGAAAGTTACTTGATAAAATACTTATTTTCTGTGATGCAGATGCTACCTTTATTCTTAAAGATGCTGATCTACCTAATCTTCCTACGACTTTACGTTTTTGTATAATTCCTGCTCCAACTGTGTCAGCCCAAAAATCTATATCAAACTCGGCTAAATCCCACGTTGCTAAATCACTCTCAAATACGTTAGAGGATAAAGTCAAACCTGTTGGTGCTTGTTGATCCACCGATACACCAAAGTCAAAGTTAATATCTCCTAATGCTTCAAGCATCGGTGCAATACTGGTAAATCTCTTTAATGATGCTCGATCACCAAAATAATTATAGGCAAAACTTATATCAGCCGTAATCGCTGCTGTTAAATCAGCGTTGCCACCAATCTTATAAACCTTACCATCTGTTGTACCAAAATAAGTATCACCACCAAAATTAGCAAAGACATGAGCAGGTATATTTTGGAATATAGCCCAAGCCCTAGTTATAGGATTAAATATATGTTGGTTAAATGTATCTGTTGAATCACCTGTTGGATAATTAAAATATACTTTTGAGCCATCAGCCGAAACGTGAATTTGCCAACCTGTGCTTGTACCAGTTTCAGCAACCTGGCTAATAACTGTTCCTCTTATCTTTTCACTTATAGCTGCTGCTCTATTACCTATTAAATCTTGTCTAAAGACCTGTGATAATGGCAAATAACCTTCTCTAGTGGCAACAATCAAATCACCACCTAGTTTAGCCATAGCCCTTATTTCATTAACTGGTTCTGCTACTCTAAATGTTCCAACTAATGCAAAGCTAGATGCACTTGGATCAGTACCAGAATAAACCAACACCTCACCAGAACTCATCATTAATGTTAAAAGATCATCCTGACCCTCACCACCATCAACAGTTAAAACACCGATCTGAATTAAGTTACCACCAAATGTTCCAACTAAACCCACAGGAAACTTTGTAAAATTGCCTTGAAACGTATCGACACTAGCTGAATAGTAAAAGTTTTGGTCAACTCCTGTAAAATAATAAAGTCGATTTTTATATGTGGTAACACCTTTTAGCGTGGCTGCTGAAACACTATCTGACAATGTAATACTAAGATTTGATGCACTTGAGCCATTCCAACTAAAAGGTGTATCTGTTCCATTAACAAAAATGGTTAAGCCGTTAAACTCTGTTGTTTGAAATCTACCATTTGATAGACCTGTCTTTCTACTTACAGCACTACCAGTATCGATTTGATATAAAACACCATCTGAACCAACGGCTAATAACTGTCTGTTAGCCCCTGCAAAATGCTCCACTAATGTTTCTACATTACCTGATCCAACACCTGTGCAGAAACTAGTATAACCATCTCTTGTTGTTATCTTTTCCACAGTTGGAAAGAAATTACTCATAACAAGTGCATCAGTCGGTGGCATAGCATCTAAACTATCTCTTGAGTTTAAACCACCAACAGGTGCAGGTATAGATGCAGATTTTACTCTAAATCTATTTGCCGTTTGAATAGGTTGTAGCATTATACACTACCAAAACCAGAGTCAGGCAGATTATAACTATATGGACTTACCCTTAATCGTCTTGCATCATCTAGGCTAATAATAGGTGAGCCACCAGAACGTGATACAGCCTGTCTTAACTCTAATTGATATTGTCTAAAGTCTTCTGCGTAATCTAAGCCGTGCATCTGTTTAAACTGCCATGTAACGTGCATTTCTATTAATAATTCATCTAATATGCCTGTGTCAGTATCGACAGTAAAAGCATCTTGTGATGTGCCATCTGTTTTCTGATTCCAATGACTGCTGACATACTCAAAACCAATAGATTCTGCTGACGTAGGTGTTGGAGTAATATCAAACTTTAACGTATTAGAACTTGATTTTAACCTAAATCTTTGTGTAATTCCTGCACTCGCAGAACCATGTCTATCAAGCTGATATTGCTGTGGTGTTAATGGCCCTGTGAACTTATCAAGATCAGTCCTGTTAAATGCAGTATCACCAATAAACCGATCAAAGTCAGTTGGTAAAGTATAAGACTGTGTTCCTGAAACTGTGTTAAACGTATGCTCTTTTAAAAGTATTGGCCATGCAGTAGCCCTCATTAACTGTTTACCTGATCTTTGGCACAAAGCTAATAACTGTCTTGCTGTAGGACTTGTGTTAGAGATTATAGTTGTTTCTCTTTCAAACCCTGTAAAGTCAGCTACGTTCTGACATATCGTTAATAGGCTCATCTGGTATTCCTAAATTTAAAGGTTTATGTATTTTCTTAGGACTTGGCTTTTTTGCGTTCATAGTTAGTTCTGCAATACGTTGTAATTCAACATAAGGCTCGCCAATCCCACGCAATTTCTCTATCTCAGCTTTGGCTAAATCTTCTATAGATTCAATACCAATTAATTCTAATTCAATACGTCTAGGCTCACTCATCGCAGGTAGGTCTTTTAATGGTGTACCAACTTGTTTCTTTGTGCCTTTAGTTTTCTTGTAGGCTTCCCATTCTTCTGGAAACCTAGATAAATCCTGTGGTCTAACAGGGGCTTCAAATATATCTTTCATGCCCTTAACTGTGATTCTTACGAAATCTCGTATTTGACCATTAAATTCACGTTCATAAAATTGTGGTGTAACTGACATTTATAATCCCTCCAGATTAGTTGATAAGAGGACAGATTTCTCTGCCCTCTATATTTTATTTACATTGGGAAATCACAGATAATTTCTTTGTCTGAAATATCACCTGCAATCGCACAAACATTGTCTGTAACGTCTGCTGAAACATCTAATGTACCATCGGCTGAACCTGTCGGAGTTAAAGGATCCCCATCGGCCCCAGCTGTGAGGGCAATCGATAATGTGGCTGCTCCTTTGATTTGAAACCACCCATAAGTTTCTGTTGCTATATTTGCCTGGATAACTCCTGCACCTATCTCAACTGAATCACTTAAATCAGATGAACAAACATGGTTTTTATACCCATCCAACGTAAAATAATACGCAACTTCACCTGCTACACCATCAACGGCTGCTGTTCCATCGTCATATTTAAGATACTTATAAAGTTTAGTCCCAGTTGAATCTGTAACTGCTCCTAATTGACCAGGTATAAATTCTGGTGTTGTGCTTTGGGCTGTAACGTCAATACCCAATACTGCTGCTATTGTCATAACAACTTTCCTTTCTATTTAGTTAATGTTATGTGTGAATAACCCCTTGTAAGGCTCTGTTACTACACGTTAAATTTCCACTCCAAAACATAGGCTGAACCATTGCATCCTGCGAAACTGACATTCTAGATTCACCTGGAACAAAGTTTCTGTTAGCTGCAACTTCCAATCTCAAATAGTCTGTATTCAAGAAATACATTTTATTTGCTGGGCAAGCCGAATCGAANATNACGTCACTATTTAGATACTGAACACTAGTAAAACCAGATGTTGCCACTCTGTCAGATGTAACTCGCTGAATTGCCTGTAATGANCCTAAAAAGGNTTTATAGGAATTAGTATCAGCCATAATTAAATCTGGGCTATCTGATCCACGAACTAGACTTAAATAAATAGTATTCATGTCAGCTTGNANNTTNGTTGTACTAAAAGCAGAACTTGTTGCAGTTGTTTGTGCATTTTGGAAAAATGTAAATGTAGAACTATTAATTCCACCAACTGTTCCTGTACCTGCATCAGCTACTAGCAACTGAAGGCCACCGACCTCTTTACCATCACTACCAGTACCATCTGAATAAAGTGATGTTGCGAGGGTATTCGACATTGTCTTTTCAAGAACACCAATTCTTGACTCTAACAAATTAATAACGGCTTCTGTTCCAGAGTTTTGTATTTGCTCTAAACCAGAAATCGTTACATTTCCTGCCATCTGTTTGTACGAAAATGTTGCACTTGTCAAAACGTCAGATGGAGACACGTCTAAACTTTCGTATCCACTATAGAACCCAACTGTGCCGTTTGAAGCATATTCTAGTTCTCTAACGATTTCTCTACCAGTAACAGTTGTAATGTTACCATTCTCACTTAATCTTCGTAGCAAAGCATTATGATTTGTTACGTTATCAGCCAGACTTTTGGAACGATTCCTAAGAGTCGTGGTGATTATTTCCGATAAATTTGGACTCGCCATAATTTATACCCTTTCATTGTTTTCTAATTGTTGAATTGATCTCATTATTGTGTCTCTTACAGACATATTGCCTGGAAGTGCTTTTTCAGCAGGAGCAGCATTGCCCCTAACAGTTGATCGTTGTGCTTTTTTAGCCTTTGCCACAGCTTCGGTTTTTACCTTTTTCTGTGTCTTATTAGCAGCGTAGTTGTCCATCAAACTCTGTCTTAATTTAGGGTCTGCATAGACAGCCATATCATATGCTGTTGCTAAGTCTGGGGCTTGATTGCCTTGTATTAG